AGAGAATCAGCGTTAGACAGAATAAACGTAAGAAGATTGTTATTACAAGCTCGTAAATTGATTTCAGCGGTTTCAGTGAGATTGTTGTTTGAACAAAACGACCAAAAAGTAAGACAAGATTTCTTAAATGCGGTTAACCCTATCTTAGATTCAATTAGAAGAGACAGAGGTTTATACGATTTCCGAGTTACTGTATCGTCAGACACTGCTGATTTAGATAGAAATCAAATGACAGGTAAGATTTTCATCAAACCAACTAAATCATTAGAGTTCATTGATATCACATTCTACATTACACCGACAGGAGCATCGTTTGAAAACATATAACAAACAACTCTATAATAAAAAGGGAGACTAGTTCTCCCTTTTTTTTATAACATAATATTTATAGGTATGAGTAATAGAAATTTAATTAAAAAAATATTAAAAGAGGTTGCCGAAGAAAGAAATTTAAGATTATATGCTTTAGATTGGGATGATAATATTTTAGGAATGCCAACTAAAATTTATCTTAAAGATGAAGAGGGTAACTCTGTTGGTATGCCAACGGACCATTTTGCGGAATATAGACATTTAATAGGTAAAGAACCTTTTGAATATGAAGGGTCAACTATATTAGGTTTTGATGAAGACCCGTTTAGAGATTTTACACATCCAGAAACGTTTTTAAGGGACACTATTAAAGCGGTTAAAAATAATAGATTTTCCCCAAGTTTTGAGAAATTCAAAGAAACATTAATTTATGCAAATCCATTTTCAATTATCACGGCAAGAGGTCATAGTCCAAAGGTAATTAAAAAAGGTGTTAAATTATTTATCAACATCGCATTAACACCGGAAGAAAAACAAGAAATGATTAGTAACATCAAAGACGTTTTGGACTTCGAAGAAATTGGAGGTTACTATAAAACAGGTGATTTAGACGATTCTCAATTGATTGACGTGTATTTAGATGAAAAAGGTGATTACTACCCTGTATCATCAAAAGAATTCGGTCAGAGGTTTAAATTGGATTCAAGTAAAGGAGCGTCTAGTCCGGAACATAATAAGAAATTAGCATTATCAGACTTTTTAGACCAAGTATATTATAAAGTAGGTCGATTAATTGATAGTGGTAAATATGGTTCGGTTTCATTAGGATTTTCAGATGACGACATAAGTAATGTTAGGAGTATGGTTCAACACATAGAAGATGAACTTTCAAGAGTTTATCCTGAAATACATTTTGTTGTGAAAGATACTTCTGAAGGTGGAATGAAAAAAATAGTTATAACTAGACTTAACAATGAGGCAGACTCTGAGTCTTTACTAGAAAATTATATGATTAATAAAATATTAAGCTATTTATAATAAATTAATATATTAAAATAATTAACTAGAATATTTATAACTAGATTACTAGAATTATAAAAAAAATAAAAATAAAAGTCAATAGAAAAATATTTCAAAGACTATTTATATACAAAAATAAACATAAAAATTAAAAATAAGATAAGATGGCTGATTTATTAATGAAAATGCCGATACCATATGAACCTAAAAGACAAAACAGGTTTATTTTACGTTTCCCTTCAACATTAGGAATTAACGAATGGTTTGTGGAAAGTACGGCTAGACCTAAATTAACTATTGGAGCAACTGAGATTCAATTCTTAAATACTTCAACTTGGGTTGCGGGTCGTTTTAACTGGGGTGATATAAATGTTAAATTTAGAGACCCAATCGGACCTTCGGCATCACAAGCGTTAATGGAATGGGTTCGTTTATGTGCGGAATCAGTAACAGGACGTATGGGTTATGCTGCAGGTTATAAGAAAAATATCGACTTAGAACTTTTGGACCCAACAGGTGTTGTTGTTGAGAAATGGATTTTAGAAGGTGCTTGGTTATCAAGTGTTGACTTTGGTTCGTTAGGTTATAGTACTGATGGTATTGCTGAGATTAATGCAACATTGAGACCTGACCGTTGTATATTAGTGTACTAATTAAATTATTCAAATATAATTTCAATCCACGTAACTTGGTTTGCGTGGATTTTTTTGTTATATACTTTATATAAAAAAAAAGTAAATTATATTAAAAAAAAAGATATAATATGGAAATGAGAAACTTACATGATTTAATCATACGGGACCAATATGATGGTGGTGGACGTTGTGATGACACTAAAGGGATTGTTATTAAAAACCTAATCATTGAAACTAATGCTCAATTATGTGTTGAAATTGGTGTTTTAAAAGGAGCTTCGTTAATGTACTTTGCAGAAGCATTAGAAATCACTAAAGGTAAAGTAATTGGTATTGACCCATATTCAATGGAAACATTATATAATGAAATACCCGATAAAGAAATACAAAAATATACTTATGAGGTTTTATTTAACGAGCAAATTGTATTAGACAATTTGTATAATGGTTTGTCAAAAGTTATAAGTGAAAATAATTTAGAAAACACAATATCATTGGTTAGAAGTAAATCAGAAGATTACTATACCAATATAGAAAAAGAATCTATTGATATTCTTCATATTGACGGGAATCACGACGAAGAATTTGTAACTAAAGATATCCAATTTTACTTACCTTTAGTTAAGAAAGGTGGTTATATTATTATGGATGATACTACATGGCCGGGAGTAATTAATTCAATTAACAATCATTTAAATAATCAAACAGTTCTAATTAATTCGTATAACGAATATTCGGTTCACAAAAAAATTTAAAATAATTAATACATTTAGTTATTCAAATATAATTTCAATCCACGTAACTTGGTTTGCGTGGATTTTTTTGTTTTATACTTTATATAAAAAGTATGTGAATTATATTTAAAAAAAAGACATAATATGGAAATGGATGAAAATACTTTAAAGGCAGCGACCGAAGGTTTAACTTTACCACACGACGTTATTAAATTACCAACACAAGGTATTTTTTATAAGTCAAAAAAATCATCATTAAAAGTTGGTTATTTGACGGCTAGTGACGAAAACTATTTAATGAGTAATGATAATAAAGAAAATATTGTAATTTCATTATTAAGAAATAAAATATATGAACACGATTTAAGACCTGAAGAACTTATTGAAAGTGATGTTGAATCTGTTTTAATATTTTTACGAAATTCATCTTTCGGACCTGAATATAAACTTAATTTGGTTGACCCTAAAACAAATAAATTGTTTGAGCATACTGAGATTATTGATACTTTGGCTTTAAAAGAATGTGAATTAAAACCAGATGAAAATGGTACATTTAGTACTGTCTTACCAAAATCAAATGTTGAGGTTAAATTAAGACCGATAACTTTTTATGAATCAGTTGAGTTGGATAAGTTATCTGAAAAATATCCAAAAGGGGTTACTGCACCAATTATTACACATCGTTTAATGAAAGAGATTGTTTCTATTGAAGGAAACTCTGACCTTGGAAACATATCTCAATTTGTTACTACACTACCTATTATGGATTCAAAACATATTAGAAAAATATTAAGAGAAAATGTTCCTCAATTGGATTTAAAAAGACAAGTATACGCCCCGTCAGGAGAATTGGTTACATTTAATGTATCCTTTGGGGTGGACTTTTTTCGCCCTTTCTTCTGATTATGGAAAACATTTAATAGAGGAATATTATTTAATGTCAAAAATATTAAGGACACAATATTCCGAATTCCTGAAAATCCCTACTTACATACGAAAATATATCATAGATAGAATAATTGAAGATAATACACCAAAGACTTAAATTACGTCTTTGGTGTATTTATTTATAAAACATATTAATTATGGAAGATGAAGAATCAGTAGGCGGTATGGCTGAAGGATTGGCCGGTAAAAGTAAAAAAGTACAAGAAATTTTAGATAGTAATACCAAAATTGGGAGTATTATGAAAGAAGTTACTGCGGCGGAAGAATCTTATTCTAAACTCGCGAAACAAATGGGTGTCGGTCGTGAATCGGCTGAGGGGATAAAACGTGCGATGACTGATGCGTATTCTGAGGTTGCTAAGTTAGGTGGTAGTGCTGAGAGTATTGAAGAAATGCACAAAGGACTCATTGAAGCGACAGGTAGGAACATATTATTAGCGACTGATTATCAAGACGATTTATTCGCAGCTGCTGAAGTTGCAGGTCAAAGTACTTCAACTTTAACAAAGGCGTTTGTTGATGCGGGTTACAGTGTGTATAACATTGGTGAAGAAATGAATGGTGTTTTTAACACTGCTCGTGAGATGGGTGTGAGTTTATCAAAAGTTACCGAACAAGTTTTATCAAATATGGGAAAACTTGATGACTATAATTTCCAAGGTGGTGTTGAAGGTTTAGCAAAAATGGCGGCAACCACTGCGACTTTACGTGTTGATATGGGTACGATAATGGGTGTTGTTGAAAAAGCATTTGACCCTGAAGGTGCTATTAAAATGGCGTCAGCATTCCAAAGATTAGGAGTTACCCAAAGTGAATTGTTAGACCCACTTAAATTGATGAATATGTCAATGAATGACCCTGAACAATTTGCTAAGTCACTTGGTGAAATGGGTAAATCTTTGACTGAGTTAGACGCTAAAGGTAATGTTAGAATTGCACCTGGTAGTATTCGAAAAATGAGACAATTGGCTCAGGAAATGGGTATTTCAACAGGAGAGTTATCTAAAATGTCTAAAGCAGCGAAAGAGGCTGAGATTAAAATGCAGAAAATTCAATTCCCAAGTGATTTAGGAATTTCTGAAGAACAAAAACAATTATTAACTAATGTTTCACAACTAAAAGATGGTGAAGTGAAAATTAATGTTAATGGTCAAATGCAAGACTTAAATAAAGTTCTTCAGGATATTGGTGGTGATAAAAACAAATTAAATGAATTACTTGAAGCCAATACACCAAAGACTACTGAAGAGTTGTTAAGAGAGTCAAATACTTATGAAAAAGAACAACTTAATGCTTTAAACGCATTAAGAGGTAAAACAGGTAAAGCTATTGCTTCAAGTAGTACAACAGGTAAATTTTTAGAAGCTGAAAATCAATTAGTTTTGGGTGTTGCAAATACATTCGATAAGGCGTTAAATATATCGAGTATCAGAAAAGGATTTGATGATAATGTTGGTGGTATAAGTACAGCTTTAGCTAAATTAGCAACAGGTGAAGGTTCTATGACTGATGTTGCAAACGCATTTAAGGACGCTGCCACAAAAACTGGTGAAGGTCTTACTAAAGTATATGATGATGTTAAAAAATTTGGTACTGAAGAGACTGAAAAAATTATGGGTGGTAAAAATGAGTACGCTAAAGCGGTTGTTACCATTTTAGATAAATTTGTAGAGTACGCAGGTAAAGTTGAAAAAGTTGATGTTGATTTAATTGATAATAAAAAAAAAGAAACCATAAAAGAAATTTCCGAACCGACATTAACTAAAATAAATCCCACAACGTCAACTGATGTTTTAAAAGACGTTTCTATTGGTTCAGGTATTAGTCAACAACAGTTAGAGAAAATATTGGATGTTGAAAGTAAGACTAATAACATTAACGGTGAAATAACTCTTAAATTAGATGTTAATGCACCTCCAGGTATGGATGTTAAACAATTAGAAATTATGTTAAAAGACCCTAAAGTTCGTACTGCGGTTATAAATGCGATACACGCGGCTAAAACTAATGACGGTGCTAAAGGATATATGGGAAGAAAATAAAAAACATTCTATTTATAATATAAAAGAAATAAGTAATGCCGAATAGTACACTATCATTTGCTTCATCTTCATCATTTAGAGATGCGTTAATGGCTAAAAATTTAGCCACATACAGTGTGACAGGTGTGTATACACCACCTGCAGGTCCACTAAATTATGAAATTATTTTGAATCAATCAGCAGTGGTTGATTCCCCTAATGATTTAATTGCTAATGACCCATTCGCTGATAAATTATATACTTTAAATCAATTTGGGCCTGATGGTGGTTTTGATAAGACTATTGGTTTTAACGGACCATTGTTACCTATTATTCCAAATCAAGGACCTTACGCTCCACTTCAAAGTACTGTGTTAAGTAGTGGTGGTTTATATTTAAATATTTTACCAACATCACCATTAATACAAAACAAATTTATACCACTTACAGGGAATTATCAATATGTTATAAATGTTAATGACATACAAAATAATAATAAATTATTTTTACCATATGTTTTAGATAATACAGTAACACCAGCAACTTACATAGCGTCATTATATTCACCGTATGAAATATTAATATCTACTGACCCAACAGGTAGTGATGGTAAATTATCTAATGATTCTTACTTAGCCAGAATTGGTGCTAAACAATTAAACTTCTTATTTCAAGAAAGAGTTAATTTTGAAATTTATCAGAATACTGTTGGTGCGGTTAATTTACAATCATTATCAGACCCATTTGAGGCGAGTTTATTGGCTTCAGGTAAAGAACCTTTAATTTATCGTAATTGGAGAATTACAGTTCCTGAATCACCTGTGACAGCAGCCTTTGATTTTGCTACAAGATTGTCAGGTGCTTATTGGCCTGTTTCTTTTATACCTGGTGATTATTTTGATGAAAATACTAGTGGAGGTCTTCAAACTCAACAAACCTCAAACGCGTTAAATGTTATTAATCAATTAACGGGGGGGTTTTTAGGTCCGATATTAAATATTAAAAGAAATCCTTCACAAATATTTTTAGCAAACACAGGTAACGGTCAAAGGTCGGTATTGTTTAACAATATTGATTTAAATAGATATCAACCGGGTTATAAAAAAGACTTTGGTGGTATATTAGGTATTGCACAAGCGATAGTTAATTTAGCTGCGAGTCTAATTAATGATAATGGTACGTTATCGGGAGGTTACTATGTTGGTAGTGTTAATTCAGAACCTAGTACTATAACATCACCTTCAGATGCAATACCTGTCAATCCTTATGGGGAACAAGTTGAAAGTCCTGTTTATGGGCCTTCAGAGTTAGGTATATTGTTTGAAGGTAATCAAAATGATTTAAATTTTGGGTTTGCGGGTAAATCATTAACTGATGGGGGTGGTATTGATGGTGGTTTAGTTTGGGTTTCCCCAAAATACAAATCAAACGCAGGGTTCAAAGCGACACCGGGTGGTGGTTCAGGTTCTAAAGACGAACAATTCAATGAGATATCAAGTAACTTTCAAAAAGCCGAATCATCAGCGATTGATTTCAAGGAGAATTCAATATTAGACAATACTCAAAGATTAATTGATTCTGCGGATAACGTGTCAGGTGTCAACAGATTAAAACACGTTGGTAATGCGATGAATCAAGTGAGTAAAGTCTTTAATGATGGTTATAAAGAAATGACAAAAGGTTCAATGGTGTTGTCATATAAAGATAACACTGATGGTTCTCAACAAGGTATGGAGTATTGTCGCGTATTTACAAAAGACACTCCATATTACACTTACGCGGATTTACAAAAAACTGATGGTATAACAACATCGGGAAGACGTTTCACATATTCAGTATTAGATAATACATATAATCTTAATATTGCACCATTAAAAGGTGTTGATTCAACAAACATCATACCTGATGATGCTAGTGGTAAGGGAGGTCACGTTAAAAAATATATGTTCTCGATTGAGAACTTAGCTTGGAGAACATCAAGTAAACCTGGTTTAACTTATGATGATTTACCTGTTTGTGAAAGAGGGCCAAATGGGGGTAGAGTTATGTGGTTCCCACCGTATAGTTTACAATTTAATGACACTAGTCAGGCGGATTGGGGACAAGCGGTTTTCTTAGGTAGACCTGAACCAATTTATACGTATAAAAGTACAAGTAGAACGGGTTCGTTAAGTTGGAAAATAATTGTAGACCACCCGTCTGTTATGAATACAGTTGTTGAAAAACAATTAAAAGGTGCGTCTAAAGAACGAATTGAATCTATTATTGATTCATTTTTTGCTGGATGTGTTAAATACGATATCTATGAACTAGCTATTAAATTTAATACTTTAAGTGTTAGTGATTTGTATACCTATCAAGAAATTTTAAGTAATCCTCGATTAACAGATGTTGAAACAGTATCTCAAATAAATAAAGAAATACCAAAATTACCGTCTGATAACTCAGGAACTGCGGGGGCTGATGTTAGTACTAATAATCAACAATCTCAAACTGAACCCGATAGTTCAATTAAAGATTTTGAAAATAATTATTTGGATTTTGCGTTTTATTTTGAAAACGACATACCTGGTAAAAATCCGGATACGACAACATCTGAAGAATACGAGTCAATTTATAATACGTATGTTAGTTCGACAAATATTGAAAAATATAAAAAAAATGCTGAGAGTGTATTTAAATCAGATGATGTAAACATTCACGTTGGTGGGTTTTTTGATAGTGTAGTTAAAGGTAACTTTAATAAAATTGCTGGTGGTGATAAAAACTTTATTACTGATGCTTATGATATTTTATCAAAAGGATTGGGTACTATAAGTATTACGATGGAAGGTTCTGCGTCAGCTAAGGCATCACCTAGTTATAATAAAAAACTATCCGATAGACGTATTGATACAGTTAAAAAGTTTTTAAAAAGTAAAATTATTGGGACAAAAAGTTTAGGTGAATTTTTTGATAAGAACTTGATTACGATAGTTAATGAAACGGGTAAAGGTGAAGAAATTGTTATCCCTAAAACAAATGTTGAAACAGGTGCTAATGGTACTACAGGAACTACAACTGATTCGGGTACAGGAACTGATGTTAAGTGTACAGAGAATCAAGAACCAAGTAAGGCTGGTGTACCTAAGACTACTCAAAATAAAAATATAGCTGAAATAAACTCGACAACGGCAATGGCTTGTCGTAGGGTTAAAATTAAATCAATAACGGTAAAACCTAACGAAACAACAACCACAACAACAACTGCAAGACCGGTTGATGTTACTTCAACGGCAGGTAATACTCAAACAATTCCGGTGAAAAAACCTGAACAACAAGTTAATATTGTTAAAAAAATAAAAGAAGGTATATCTAAAAAAATATTAAGAAACTTATTAACTGAGTGTGATTACTTCCAAGTAATTAAAGAAAGTTCACCAATGATATATGATTCATTTAAAGAGAAGATTAAATACTTTAACCCAACATTTCACTCGATGACACCTGAAGGGTTAAATGCTCGTTTAACATTCTTAAATCAATGTGTTAGACCTGGTGAAACAATACCTGTTATTAGTGATAATACTGTTAAAAGTTTGGATGCGGTTAATACATCATTTGGGGCTCCTCCTGTATTAGTACTTAGAATTGGTGACTTCTATAATACGAAGATTATTCCTGATAGTGTCGCGTTCACGTATGACCCATTAGTGTTAGATATGAATCCCGAAGGTATTGGACTTCAACCAATGATTGCTAATGTTACACTTAGTTTTAAGATAATTGGGGGTATGGGTTTAAAAGAACCTGTTGACCAATTACAAAACGCGTTATCGTTTAATTATTATGCTAATACTGAAATATATGACGAAAGAGCTACTTGGACTGAAGATACCTCAGCGTTAGATAAAATGGTAGTTGATGCTATAGTTGCTAAACAACCACCTGTGAGTGTTAGTAATGATGCCGCACAACAACAAACAAATGATGCTGGACAAACTATTGGTGAAATCAAAACAACAACACCATTAACACCTAGTGGTGAGACAGGTGAAATGAGTTATATGAAAATTATGGATGTTTTATACGATAATAGTAAAACGTATTTTACAAACACTTATAATTCTATGGATGAGATTAGAGCTAAAACTAATTATGGTATGTTAAGTGTTGTGTGTAGTAAAAGAGATTTTATGAAAGGAACATTAAACTTAGGTGGGGTTGAATCAGGTAATGATGTGAAAATATTAGGTAAACCGGTTTATCAAGATAATATTGATAAATTATTTAGTAAAGTTATTGATGATATTAATAATGGTAGTAATCCAATATTAGTTGGGTTGGTAGATAAAGGGTTTACTGTTGGTAGTAGTGATACAACATTAAATATAATTAAAACAAATTTAGTAAAATACGTTAAAAGTCTAAAAGGACCAATGTCGAGTGATATAGGGACTATCGTTAATAATAAAATTGGATTACCACAACAAGATTTTGTTCAAACAATTAGAAAAGTGAGTTTTGTCAATTCAAAAACTGACGGTAAAATATTGGATAGTGGTGGTTTAAAAATCTACAACTTACTAAGTAGTCCTGGTTTTGATGAATTAGTTGCTGATTATACTATATTCAAAAAACAATTAAATGATTTCTATTCATTATTAACAAGTACGGATTATGATTATAAGATAATCCCTGATAAAGTTAAAGATGATTTCGCATACGTTAGTAAAGAAGATTTTAAAACAATTGAAAACAAACGATTCTATATCATAATGGGTCGAACATTTGAAGACAAAAATAAAGTAAAAGATTTTATTGACAAAATAATCACCCCAAATATTAAGGATGTGAAAAAACCTAAAAACTTATCTAGGGTATTTGAAAATATTGTTGATGATTTAGTTGATACATATAAAGATGAACTTAAAAATGAATTAAAAGCGTTTGAAAAGTTCAAGAAAAAAAGTACTTATGATAAATACATTAATGGTTTAGATGAGGTATTGTATAAAAAAGGTAAAGCAAGAATTGTAAAGTTTACAACTGAACCTAATCCAACTGAACAAGCAACTAAAGAAACAAATTTAACTTATTTGTATAAAGGTGACCCATCAAAAATAAATAATTTTGAAATTTTTGATGGTAAAATAAAATTTAATTGAAATGGGTGGTAAGTACTATAACAGATATAATAATTTTGTGATTAATGGACAACAAACGGTTGTCCCTTATGTTAATTTACCAAGTAAGAGTTCTGATAAAAGATATATATATCGAGTAGGTCAGTCAAGATTAGATAAAATATCACAACAATATTATGGTACTCCTTATTTTGGTTGGTTGATTTTAATTGCTAACCCTAAATATGGGGGACAAGAATGGTATATAAATGATGGTGCAATCTTGACAATTCCATTTCCTTTAATAGCTTCATTACAAGATTATAACAATCAATTAGAAAATCATTTCTTTTATTATGGTAGGTAAAACAGAAAATATATTAGTAGACTTCGACAGTAATAACATAGTAATTGTTGACCCGAATAGGGTTATTGATGATAATGGTGTTGTTAGAGATAGATATGTTAAACAAGAAGATTTAGTTATGTATGCTAATCTTACTTGTCAAGTATTCCCAAGAACTAAATTAGCATTAGGTGTTGCGATTAATGACGCGATACAAACAATTTCGATAGCGTCAATCAACTTTTTAAGTCCTGGTGGTGAAACATATCTTAATAATAGATATGTGGATGAAATTACAGGTAAAGGTAGTTTACAGGGTCAGGCTTTAAATCAGCCTAATAAAACTAAGGTAACTAACCCTAAAAACCCTGATGATGTTTATTACAGACAAAATGTCCGTTCAAATGGTGAAGATAAAGCGACTGACAATGGTTTGTTAGGTATTACCAAAATTGACATTAGACAAGGGTTAGATTTTATGCCGACATTTAATATTAGTCTTGAAGACGTTAAAGGACGTGCATTGTTTGAAGCTGGTAATAGTTCACCATATGCCGCCTTTTTTAATATGCCATACCCAATGTTTGAATTAACATTAAAAGGGTTTTATGGTAAAGGTGTTAGGTATAAATTAATGCTTAGGTCATTCAATGCTAGATATGATTATTCAAGTGGTAATTTTATAGTTGATTTAATTTTCCATACTTATCAATATGGTGTCATTTCTGAGGTATCTATGGGTTATTTATTGGCGACACCATATATGTATCAATCTAAATTTTCGGTTAATCCTAAAACAGGGACTCAAAGTAATTTGGTTCAAGTTACTAATCAAAATGCTTATAAGGGTTATGAAAAAATAAAAGAAATGTATGCGGAATATAAGACTAAAGGACTTATACCTGAAAATTTCCCTGAAATAACAATTGCTCAATTACGTTATAGTCTTGAGAATTTTGTTAAAAATGTTTTGGATAACTTTACTAAACAAAATTTAACCCCCTTAAATGATATTACAGAATACGAAAATATTTTAATAAATTTACGTAAAGAAATTTATATAACACAATCAGTTTCGTGGTTTGAAAAATATATGGATACTAAAAATTACTTAGTATTAAAAGAATCCAATTTTGGTAATGTAAAATCGTTATTTCCGGCATCGGCACAAAACGCTTTAAATCAGATACCTTTCGGTAGAGGTAAACAATACGACCCTAAAAAAATATATACATTTAAACCTGAAATTAAAACATTTGGTGAAAGGGAAAATGCCAAAACCGAATTAGATAAAATTGTAAAAACTGCGGTTAAAAAATTAAATGAAAATAGAACATTAGGTTCAAATGGGAAATACACCGTAAATAACAAAACAAAAGAATCTGCGATTAATATTAAAGATACGGATTTTAAGTTTAACGCTGAATTTACTAGTGATGATGTTGATTTGGAACAAACTTATTTTGTTACAAAAAATACTAAGATAGAACCAACTAATGAAGAATTAGTAAAGTTTAAGGCTGATTTAATAAATAAAGGTATTTTAAAAAATGAATTAACGACAACGTACACTTTAAAGGATGGTGAACGTGTTCCTGTTAATGAATATTATTATTATGAAGGAAAACTTAGTTTTACTGATAAGTTAGATGATATTGAAAATCAACTTAAAAAGAAAAAAAGAGAAATTGAAGAAGACCTAACAAATGCGTTGTACGACCAATTAAAAAGTACTAATAATGGTATTGGGTTTATTCCAACAATTAGAAATGTGTTAGCGGTTATTTTTGCAAGTGGTGAGGGGTTTATTAGGTTATTAGATGAAGTTCATAAGAAATCTTGGGATGTTAGAGATGAAAAAGTCAGGAAAAATGCTATTTTTAATAGTTCAGTTGCCAATGCCAATCCTGACGCGATAACATCAGGTGTTAATGAAAAAGTTCCTGTTTATCCTTGGCCAACATTTTTACAAGCAACTATGGGTGAAGATGGTCACGAAAAGTTCGAACCCAAATATCCTGGCGATAGTAAGATTATTCAATTAACTAAAGGTTATGATTATACAATGTGGCCTGAAGTTGAATTTGTTGAAGAGTTTATTAAAGGATTTACCGATAGAGGTAAAAGTGATGGTGTTAATAAATCGGTATCTAATGAGATTTTGGATGTTAAAAGAATAAGTTTAAACCCGATTGAATTCCCAATATCAAATCAAGTCTTTCAAAGTAAAGAAGAGGTAAAATATTTTTATGAAATATTCGAAAGATTGTTGTTCATCTCAACAACATCTCGACTTAATAGGATTTCATCAACGTCTGAAGTGATTGATATTGTAGCAAGTATTGTGGCTCAAAGTGAGGTTATTAACATTAAAGAAAGTTTATCAAATGATAATCCATTTTTAATTAAGACATTAAGTGATTATGCGTTTTCATCTAACAATTTTGTGAATGTGTTACGACACGTTTCAAATCAAGGTGTTGGTGTTAATTGGCAGAATTATATTAGAGGGATTTATAACACCCCATATATCAAAGAATTAAATAGTACTAATAAATTTTTATTTTTGGATGAATTAGTGATTCAAAATCCATTTGTTAGACCAACAGTTAGTTTAGATAATGAAGATGGGTTTATTGAGACTTTAACCGGAGATTCAAAAACTAACAATTTTGATTTGTTAGATGTTTATCCGTTTATGGATATTTCTTGGATTAAAAATCAATTACCTGGTGGGAAAAATGTTAGTAAAGCTATTGAGGTGTATAATACGACAAAAACAGTATCGTTTGATAAACAATTAAAAACATTAACTAATTTTAGTTTAAATAATAATATCATTCCAATTACTAACTTTGTTTATAAAGGTGATTTAACAATCCCAACACCTGAAGATTACTTAACTCAGTTAAAGATGTTCTATAATATGAGAACACCTGATAAACAATTAATAACTGAAGGTAATTTAAATTATGTTAATTATAGTGGTGGGGTATCAAATAACCAAACAATATCAATGTTAAACACCCCTTATTTTGTTAATGCAATTCAAGAAGGTATTGTTAAATTTAGAAACTTTGATAAAACTCCATTTGTTAGTGCCGCTTATTTGTTTTTGAATAGTTTACCAATCTCAACATTACGTGAAAAATACAAAATATATGATTCAGGTATTAATACAGAATTAGATTATATATTTGCAACACTTAAAAAATTTGGGGCTACACATAAATTACCATACCCACTTATTGTTAAGTTAGGTTCGATATGGCATCGTTATAAAAGATTTGTAAATAATGGTGTAGATATCTTACAGGACGCTTGGAAAAACTTTGATTATTTAACCAATTATGACCCGGTAACAAGTAATGCAGCTAAAAACTATACACTTACTGTTGATGGTGGTGTGATTGATATTATATTACAAAAAAACTCAACATTTGGGACTGACACGTCAACACTTATTAATACAGGTTTTTACCCTAAATTAATAAATGATATGAATGTGTTTTATCAAGGGTTTGAAGTTTTTTCGGCTTATACAAATACTGGAATACAAAGTGGTATTGATGATTTTAAAGTATCGTTAAAATATGTTCCTGAAACATTAATTAGAGGTGATAAAGGTTTTGATAAGGCAAATCCGAAAAGGGATTTAAAAGTTATCCCTTGGAGTGTGTATGTTGAAACTACCGATAGTCAATTTGTATACCCGCTTCCATCAATGGGAAGTATTATGAATCAGGCGTACAATGAATGTTTTAGTGGTAAAACTATGAATATTGAGTTAATGAGTAACACCTCATTATATAACGGTACTGTGAGAAATTTTTGGGCATTACCGACTTATGGTTATTTTGATAATAGTAAAGTTTTCAAAAATAACCCAAAAGAATATCTTAAAGAAATGAAAGTCGGAAAACCCGATACTTCAAATGAAAAAACGGTACAAGAAAATTTTGGTATTAAAGGAGATAGTTCCAAATACGCTGACATTAGTGAATTGTTTTCTGTTTTTGAAAAAGACATTTTGGATTTATTTGAAGAGAAATTTTTAAATTTTAGTAAATCAATGTATGACATTAATACCGAAGTTGATTATGGTTTAAATTTTCAAAAATTAATGGTTGAGATGATGAAGATACCAAAACCTACAGGTACAACATCAAATGATATTGTTAATGATGTTCAAACAAAACAATTAAATAATATTAATCAAAATTTAACTAAGTTTATTGAAACATCAATGTATGTTAAATATGGTAACCCTGGTAACTATGACAGAAAATTATTTTTAAGTTTTTCTAATTACCAAATAACTGACCCATATGAATGGACTAAATATCAATCAATAACGCCAAATGCTTTACCAACTAATAACGGTGGTGTTACATTATCAACTTCAAAAACTAATTACCCAAATGAGTGGAAAGCGTTAGAAACTTATATTGGGTTTTCAGAGATTAATAAATTAAAATATTCAAACAACGGTTCTTATATAACGGATTTCTTTGTTGATATGAATGTTGCGTTTACTGTGGACAATATTAAAACATATTCCCCGATTATAAAAATATATGCTACTCAGAAATTACAAGATTATGTTGATAGTGCTATTATACCGTCAAATGAACCAAATGTTAATTCATACGCTATATTAACTGACGGTAATAAAATAGAATTATTACCTACGACTAATAATAGATTAACGCCTGTATTGTATGACCCAAATAAACAACTACTATATGCTGGACCTTCAAGAGTTATGTTTTTGTATAGTGAGGAAGAATTATTTGAAGATACAATTACTGATTATTATGGTCCATTTGGGTTACAAGACAACCCTATAGTGACAAAATATATAAGACCTAAAGGTTTAAAATTGGATGTACCATTTAAATCAAATTTTAACATGCAAAATTTTAAAGGGTTGGTTGATGAGTATATAGATACTTTAAGTAATTTTCAAGATAAAGCAATGAATAATTTAATGTTACGTTTACAAACTGCTTTACCGTCAATTACTCAGACACCCGAACAAATAACTAATTCTAAGATAACTGATACTATTGGTAAATTAGAACATTGGGAGTGTTTTAAATCGTTAAATGATAAATGGATTGCTGGTTATGAATTTAATAATAAAACATTGTTTGAAGATGTGTTATTATTAGACAGGGCATCAAGAAATATTGGTGATAAAATTTTAGTTGATATCTATAAGTTAAAAACTCGACTTGATAATCTATTTTCGAGTGAACCTACTATTGATATGTTATCATTTGTTGAATCAATTTTAATAGAAAACAATTTTGTTGTGATGAACTTACCGTCATACGTTAATTTTTATAACGTACAAGAAGTAGTTAAAAAACCAACACCAAAATTGGAGGGGACTTTAGAATTTGCTAATAATTTGTTTGGTACATTTTTAAATGTTGATGTTAGACAATCGTCAGCTAAAATGGTTTGTACTTATGCCGGTAAACCTAGTGAGTACTTAGCAATTAAAAATGTTGATTTTAAATTTAGGGACGATGCTTTTGATATTACTAAAGCGTCTGACAATCCGTTATTGGAAGACCAAAAAAATAAAGAAGATTGGGCAACATCAAATAGAGTTGTCGGGTTTAATGTTGATATCGGTCCTGAAAATCAATCAATATTTTTTAATTTTAGTGTTGGCCAAGAATCAGGAACTGCAACTGCGGAATCTCTTGAAGTTGAAAATATGATGGCGAATATGAGTTCAGGTAAAAATTCTGCAACACAAAGTATTTCATTATATAATATCTACAAAAACAGAAGTTATACTTGTACTGTGTCTATGATGGGTAACGCATTAATACAACCTACAATGTATTTTAATTTAAGATACGTCCCAATGTTTTACGGTCCTTATATGATAACCCAAGTAAATCACGTTATAAGTCCAGGTGTTTTTGAAACAACTATTGAAGGTATTAGACAACCAACAGCATCTGTGTTAAAGATTGATGATTTCATCCAAACATTAAAAACAAGTTTATTAAAGTCAGTTATTGAAACTCAAAAAGAATCAAGTCCATCGACAAACCTTGAGAATAGTACAGGTACTAATCAAAACATACAAACACAAACACAATCAACGTTATCTACTCAAAATAAAATTGAAGAATCGGATGCTTGTAAAGAAACATTGTATGAAGATTATAAAAAATACACACCTGTGGATAGTCCTACGGAAACATCAATAACTGTTAAAGATGTTCAAACTAAAGTGGTTTCAAGAATTCTTAATAAGAATATTACTGATGATAATAAATTAAAGTATGTGATATTTGCGTCTTTATATTTGTCATCATATTATGGGTCATCATTTAAAGCGTATGAAAATAATTTCACTAATCTTACATTAATTAGTAAATGGTCTAGTACACCAAGTACGAAATTTTTCTGTAAAACAATGAATTCTGTTTCACAACCATTTATGGTTTTTAAAAGTATTGATGAAAATATTGATTTTTTAATTGAAAGATATAAGGGTAGAATGGTGACGGTTAAAGACAATTCAAAGGAAGAAATTACTAAATTTATTATATTGAATGACTCTAATGACAAACCTGAAACGGTATATAGTCAGATGGATAAAACACAATTATTAAATATTCAAACTAAAGTTGAAGAGTCAATTAAATTGTTTAATCCGACATCAGGTAATGTTAGTTCACCACCACCAAAACTAAATCCGTTAGTTGATGTGTATAAGTATGCTCAAACAACACCACCATTATTTGAAAGTTTAACGATTACAGTCGACCCAAAAATTGATGGTCCAAGAGAAATTTTTAGTATTAACTTTGATTATGAAACTGACGCTAATTGTGCCGCGGGAAGAGGAACGGGACAACAGTTTAATACTAACTTAATCTCAAATAATAAACAACAGGTTATAATTGAGCTTCAAGACTTATTAGATGATTTGGATTGTTCTAACGTACCGTCAAAGGATTCAAAAGGAACTTATAAATTCAAAGTGTCGATTTATACAACCCCTCTTAAACCTGATGGGACAAAAGATAATGCAAGAGCTGATTTTTATAAAAGTTACCCAATAACTTTTACCTTATAATTTTTTCACAGTAAAAGATATTTATTAATAAACTAAAAGTTATGAATACAAAATTAATATTAGATAATTATTTGGGTAAGAATACCAAATATTCTGAAAAGGATGCCGGAAACGGATTTAAACAAGTATGTGATTTAGAAACAGGTGATTGTTATACAATTAGAATGAAAGACGGGCTTATTGAAAGAGTTGACAATACTATGGCAACTAACAGAAGAGTTCAAGTGGAAACACATAATGGAGTTAAACAATTATTAAACGGGTAAAAATGAGCGTAGATAAAAAAATATTAGAAGAGATTACACGATTTAATTCGATTAATAGATATATTAACGAACAAGAATTACCTCCACCACCTGTGGAAGACCCATTAGCGGCGGCACCACCTGCGGACCCATTAGCGGCAGGAGCACCACCTGCGGACCCATTAGCGGCAGGAGCACCACCAGCACCCGCAGCACCAACAGGTGATGTACCTCAACCTGTAGATATTGAAAATGACCCTGATGTTGAAAAAGTTGGTGACGATGAAAAAAGTGATAATAAAAAAGAATTAGACGTTACTGAATTAGTTAATAGTCAAAAGAATGTTGAGGAAAAACAAGAAGAGTACTTCCAACAATTATTTTCTCACTTAGAAAATTTGGAAAGTAAATTAGGTGAGATGGATAATATCGTTAATCAATTAAATAGTTTAGAGGCTAAAGTTGAAAAATATAGACAAAAATCACCTGAAGAAAAAATGGAACTTAGAACTTTAGATTCTGGACCATTTAATCAAAAATTATCTCAATATTTTGAAGATAAAGAAGAGGATTTTGAAAAATTAGGTAGAGATGAATATATCTTAACTAAAGATGATGTTGAAGATTTTTCACCTAAAGAAATACAAAAAACATTTAGTGATTTTACCGGTGACGGTGAAGAGGATAATGTTTTTAAAACAAAATACTAATCTATAAGTAAGAGAAAAAACTTGTTATAAAAAAACAAGTTTTTTTTCCCTTACGATTTGACAATACAATATGGCGGACTTATAATTAGATAAACAAATAAAATAAATTAAAATTTATGGCGACAAACAGTTTAGATGCGGTGTTAGCTCAGTACGAGAAAGCACAACAAACGGGTAACTTTACCCCAAAAATGTCTCAAGAAGAGAGAATGAAAAGATACTTTGCGGCTATCTTAGGTGATAATGAAAAACAAGGTCAAAAAAGACTTAGAATTCTCCCAACGACAGACGGTTCCTCACCTTTTAAAGAGGCAATGTTTCACGAAATGTTGATTGATGGTAAGTATATTAAATTATACGACCCAGCGATGGATAATGAACGTTCACCGTTAAATGAGGTGTATGAAGAATTATTAATTGAAGGTGATAAAAAATTGGCTTCAGAATATAAATCTCGTAAGTTCTACATCGTTAAAGTTATTGACCGTGATAACGAACAAGATGGTCCTAAATTCTGGCGTTTTAAACACAACTATAAAAATGAAGGGATTTTAGATAAAATCATTCCTATTTGGAGAAATAAGGGTGATGTTACTGATTCTGAAAAAGGTCGTGATTTAATCCTTGAATTGGCTAAAGCTAAAACTCCTAAAGGTAAAGAGTACACTGTTATTCAAACAATTATGTATGATGACCCAGCTCCTTTACACGAAGATGAGGAAACTAAAAAATCTTGGGCTAACGATGAGTTAACTTGGAGAGACGTTTACTCTAAAAAACCTGTTGAGTATCTTGAAGCAATCGCTCGTGGAGAAACTCCAAAATGGAATACTGAATTGGGTAAATACACTTACGGTGACTCAACTGAAAGTGAAGAATCATTTGGTGGTTCTAAAGCTAAAACTGAAGTTTATGCTGACCCACAAGTTAATGATGAAATCGACGAAGATTTACCATTCTAACCTAACCTATAGATAGGTAGTGATTTACAAAGTCACTACCTTTTTTTATCTTTTATTTAAAAACACAATATATGGCAGTAAAGAAAAAGGATTTCTCTTTAGATTCGATTAAAGGGAAGTTTTCAACGAAAACAAAGTATAAAGCTGATAGTTTTTATGATTGTGGTGAAGAGTTTGCCGACGCTTGTGGTCTACCTGGTCCAAGTAAAGGACATATCAATATGTTCTTAGGTCACTCTAACTCATCTAAAACTACCGCAATGATTTTGGCAGCGGCAAACGCACAAAAACAAGGTGACTTACCTGTTTTCATTATCACTGAAAGGAAATGGAATTGGGAACACGCAGTTGAATTAGGTCTTCAGGCTGAACAAAACTCAGAAGGTGAATGGGATGGTAACTTTATCTTCAACGATAGTTTTGATTACATTGAACAAGCAACAGATTTTATTAATCAAATATTGGACGCTCAAGATAAAGGTGAAATTCCTTACAACATTTTATTCTTATGGGATTCTGTTGGTTCAATACCTTGTAAAATGACATTTGACGGTAAAGGTGGTAAACAACATAACGCCGCGACTTTTGCTGATAAAATTGGTATGGGTATTTCTGCGAGAATATCTAAAACTAAAAAAGAGGATGTTCCATATTGGGCAAGTATGGTTGTAATTAATCAACCTTGGGTTGAATTACCTGACAACCCATTTGGTCAACCTGAGATTAAAGCAAAAGGTGGTGAGGCGATTTGGTTAGCATCTTCATTAGTGTTCTTATTTGGTAATCAAAAGAAAGCCGGTATCAATCATATTACCGCAACTAAAAACGGTAGAACAGTTGTTTATGCGACAAGAACAAAAATCTCAATATTGAAGAACCACGTAAATGGATTATCATATAAAGATGGTAAGATATTAGCGGTTCCTCAAGGTTATATCAAAGATGATAAATCTGCGATTGAGAAATACAAAAAAGAATTTTCCGATTATTGGAATAAGAAATTAGGTGGTGAGGGTGACTTTAAACTTAGTGAAGTATTTGTCCCAACAGAGGAAGAAGAATTCGAAGATTGATTGTAGAACCATTTAATGGTAAAAAATGACTAAAACCTTATTGGTTGATGGAAACAACCTAATTAAAATTGGTGTTCACGGGGTGAAAGATTTCTTTCACTCCGGAAAACACATAGGTGGTGTGTGGCACTTTATAAACACATTACGACGATTTATTGAAACAGAAGGTTTTGATAAAGTTGTTGTATTTTGGGATGGTGATGAGAATTCACTGTCACGAAAAATATTATACCCCCAATACAAAGCGAATCGAAAGACCCCTTTTGATTTAACCAAAGAAGATTCTATTACCGAACAAAAGGAACGTGTTAAACAATACTTGGAAGAGTTGTTTATAAGACAGGTGTTGGTTGATAATAACGAAGCTGATGATTTGATTGCTTACTATTGTCAAATCTCTCCTGATGAAGATAAAACGATATTCTCAGGTGACCGTGATTTAACCCAATTGATTTCGGATAAGGTAAGAGTTTATTTACCTGATTTAAAACAATATTACAAACTTGGTGATACTATTAAGTTTAAGGATATTGAAATTCCTCACTATAACGTTAAGACTTACAAGATAATAGCCGGTGATAAATCGGATAATATTGATGGTATCTATTACCTTGGGGATAAGACGTTAGCGAAATTATTCCCTGAGCTACTTGACCGAGAAATAAAATTCACCGATATTTTAGAAAAAGCCGAACTTTTACACAAAGAGGATAAAGACAATAAAGTTTTACAGAATCTTTTGACGGGTAAGACTAAGAGTGGTATATTTGGTGATGAGTTTTTTGTTATAAATGAGAAAATAGTTGATTTGTCAAACCCTTTAATAACTGAAGATGGGAAAAACGTAGTAAATGAATATTATTCAGAAACCTTAGACCCGGATGGTCGAGGTCACAGGAACGTAATTAAAATGATGATGGAAGATGGATTCTTCAAGTTCCTACCAAAAAATGATAATTCTTGGGTGAATTTTTTAACACCCTTTTTAAAATTAACAAGAAAAGAAAAACGAAAGTTTAAAAAGTAAAATTATGAAAGAGCAAAACGAATCAACAAAGTTAGAGTTTTTAATGATGGTTAACGATAACATCATTGTACAACGTTTTTTTAACGTGAAAGATTTTAACCCAAAAGCTAAAAGTTCGGTTGACTTATACGACTTAATTAAAGATTTTAAGCACGATTTAGAACGTCAATTAAAAATGAAAACAGTTACATATATGTTAGATAATATGTATGAGATAGTTAATAATCCTGCGGTTATGGATACATCATATACTGAAGGTCCTGAGTATTTTAACGTATTTATCAAACAAGGTGATGTGACAATTTGTCATAGACAAATCGACGCTAAAATCTATCCACCAAAAATAAGATATACCGTGGATGTAAGACCACACCTAAAAAACTTACTTTTATCATTAACTGACATTTTTTCATCAAAAAATTTATCTTTTGAATATGCTGAAGTTAGTTTAGAGGCGTAATATTTATCTAAAAATACAAAAAGATATATGAGTAAAAATAAAAATTTTGAGTACTTAGGAAGTGGTTTCCAAATACAGTTATTAAACCAAATTATCTTAGATAAAGACTTTTCTAGGTCAATTATCGACGTGATTGATGTGACTTATTTTGAAAACAAGTATTTCAAACTAATCATTCAGATGATTAAAGAATACTATGTAAAATACGAACACACACCAACGTTTGATACTTTGGAACAAATAACTAAGTCGGAATTACAACAAGAGACCGCTTCAAAAATAGTTATTGACACAATTGGTAAAATTAAAGAGGCACCAATAGAAGGTGCTGAGTTCGTTCAAGAAAAAGCAATGAAGTTTTGTAAACAACAAGAACTTCAAAAAGTAATGGGTAAAGCCCAAAAAATTATTGATGGTGGTGAGTTCGAAAACTACGACAAAGTAGAACAGTTAGTAAGAAGTGCACTACAAGTTGGGGAAAGAGAAGACGGTATGACTAACGTTTTCTCTAACTTAGACGACGTTTTAAACGAGGATTATAGACATCCGATACCAATGGGTATTTCAGGGATTGATAGACTCTTAAAAGGTGGGTTGGCTAAAGGTGAGATTGGTGTTGTATTGGCACCAACAGGGGTTGGTAAAACAACTCTAATGACTAAGATTACAAATCACGCATTTAACTTAGGTTATAACGTCCTACAAATATTTTTTGAAGATAATCCTAAGATTATTCAACGAAAACATATAGTTTTGTGGACTAAGGTTCATCCTGACGAATTAACTTTGAAGAAAGATGAGGTATTGAAACGTGTAACTGATATCAAAACATCAATGCAAAATCAATTAATCTTGAAAAAGTTACCGTCAGATACTATGACGATGTTACAAATCAAGAATCAGGTTAGAAAGATGATTGCTGATGGTGTTAAACTTGATATGATATCGTTAGATTACATTGACTGTGTATTACCTGATAGAAACTTAGGTGATGAATGGAAATCGGAAGGTTCTGTAATGAGAGCGTTTGAAGCAATGTGTCACGAGTTAAATTTAGTTGGATGGACAGCAACACAAGGTAATAGACAATCTATTTCTTCTGAAGTTGTAACAACTGACCAAATGGGGGGTTCTATTAAGAAAGCTCAAGTAGGTCACGTTATCATATCGGTGGCTAAGTCATTACAACAAAAAGAAATGAAATTAGCAACTATCGCAATTACTAAGTCACGTATTGGTGATGATGGTGTTGTGTTTGAAAACTGTAAGTTCGACAATGGTATGTTAGAAATTGATACTGAATCTTCAGTAACATTCTTAGGTCTTGAAGAACAAAACGACCAAAAACAACGTGATAAAGTTCGTGAGTTATTGGAAAGACGTAAAGAACGTGACGCACAGAAGAAAAAAGATGATGAAAATAAAAAAGATGAACAATAATATGGAAAATAAAGTAGAACCAATTTTAGAAACAAATCCTGATAGATTTGTAGTATTCCCTATCCAATATCACGATATTTGGGAATTTTATGCACAACACAAGGCGGCGTTTTGGACGGCAGAAGAATTTGATTTAAGTGATGATATCAGAGATTGGAGTAATTTATCAGATAATGAAAAATATTTCATTAAAAATATTTTAGCATTTTTTGCAGCATCTGATGGTATTGTTAATGAAAACATTGCTGAGAACTTCGCAAGGGAGGTACAGTTTCCGGAAGCTAAGTTTTTCTATGGATTCCAAGTTGCTATGGAGAATGAACATTCTTTAACTTATTCTTTATTAATTGATACTTATATCACAGACTCAAAAGAAAAGGATGATTGTTTCCACGCGATTGACAGACTACCGGCAGTTCAGAAAAAAGCTAAATGGGCTTTAGATTGGATTGAAAACGCATCGTTTCAAGAACGATTGATAGCGTTTGTTGCTGTTGAAGGAATCTTTTTTTCAGGTTCGTTCTGTTCAATATTTTGGTTAAAATCGAGAGGAATTATGCAAGGATTATGTGACGCTAACTCATTAATTTTTAAAGATGAGAATCTTCATTGTGATTTCGCAATTCACTTGTTAAATAACCATATTGTTAACAAACCAAGTGAGAAAAGAATTAAAGAAATATTACTTTCAGCTTTAGAGATTGAAAAGGAGTTTATAACTGAATCACTACCAGTATCATTAATTGGGATGAATTCTAATTTAATGAAACAATATTTAGAGTTCGTTGTTGATGGTTTATTATATAAGTTAGGTTGTAGTAAAGAATTTAATGTAGAACAACCTTTCAAGTTTATGGAACAGATTGCGGTTGAAACTAAAGGTAATTTCTTTGAAAATAGAACACTTGAATATCAAAAGGCGAAATTGAATGAAACAATTTCTTTTACTGATGAGTTTTAATAAAATATTATAATCATTATGATGTCATTAAAAATTAAAAAAAGAAACGGGGAGAAACAATCATTTAATCCTCAAAAAATTTACAACAGAGTTAAAAGAGCAGCTAAAGGTCTTAATGTTAACTTTGATGAGATTTTTATTAAAGTGACAACTTCTCTACCAACTGAGGGTTACATCACAACAAAAGAATTAGATAAATTGGTGTATGAGATTGCGTCCTCATACACTGGTAGTCATCACGATTATTCACGATTGGCGTCTTCAGTTGCTATCTCATCATATCACAAAGATACGGTTGATAGTTTTAGTGAAACTATGCACACATTACACACTGAAGGTGTTGTTCACGATAATCTAATGAGTATTATCGAGAAATATGGACCAAGTAAGATTGATTCAATTATTAATCACGAGAATGATTATAACTTTGACTTTTTTGCGTGGAAAGCATTACAAGAAATGTATTTGTTGAAATTACCGAATGGTAAGGTTGTTGAAAGACCACAACATATGTATATGAGAATTGCGTTGTGGGTAACTGATAGTTACGAAGAGGCGGTTGATTATTATAAGTCATTGTCAGAACAAAGAATTTCTAAGGCAACCCCAATTATGATTAACTCAGGGACATTAATCCCTCAGTTAGCGTCTTGTGTATTACATTATAATAATTCAGATTCAAGACAAGGTTTGTTGGGTACATTGAATGATATTTCTACTTACTCATCGGACGCTGCGGGTATTGGATTATGTATGTCAAACCAAAGAAGTAAAGAAAGTCGTATTACTACATCAGGTGGTTTTGCGGGTGGATTATTAAAGTATCTTAAAATTGTTAACGAATCATTAAGATTCTTTAATCAACAAGGTAGAAGACCTGGTAGTGCAGCTATCTACATCGAACCTTGGCATAAAGATATCTTTGATTTATTGGATATTAAAAAGAATACAGGTAAAGATGAATTGAGAGCTAGAGACTTGTTTACGGCATTGTGGATTCCTGATAACTTTATGAAAGCGGTTAGAAATAATTCTGATTGGTATTTGTTCTGTCCTAATGATATTAAGAAGGCGGGATTAAAACCTTTACAAGAGTCTTACGGTTCTGAGTATGAAGAAACTTATGTGAAAGCGGTTGAGTTAGGTCTTGGTAAAAAAGTAAGTGCAACTGAAATTTGGACTAAGATTATTGAGTCTCAAATTGAAACAGGTGTTCCTTACTTATGTTCT